TGTTCTTGAAAAATCTATTGCAATTGCTGCTAAGTATATGTTGTTTGAATTTAATGATGCAACTACTCGCAATTTGTTCATCGGCATGGTTCTTCCATTCCTTCGCGATGTACAAGGCAGAAGAGGTATTCAAAGTTTCAAAGTAGTTTGCGATGAAACGAACAATACTAATGAAGTCATTGCGAGTAATAATTTCGTTGCCGATATATATATTCAACCTAATTATTCAATTAACTTTATTACATTGAACTTTGTTGCTACTCGTAGTGGTGCAGCATCATTTACTGAAGTTTAATTTAGTATAAATATAGTTATGAGGGGATTTTGAATCCCCTCCTTTACCAATTAATTTAATTACAAAGAGGATATTATTATGGCTGCTGTGGCAAATATTTCGGCTTTTAAAAGTCAATTACAAGGAGGCGCAAGACCTAATCAGTTTAGCGTTGAAGTTTCTTTTCCACCTGGGGTTACTAATGCGTGGACCGCAGTTGCCCCTTTACAAGCAGCATTTTTAGTACATGCTGCGTCTATTCCTGCAAGTTCAATTCAACCTGCAAATGCGCCATATAGAGGTCGTGATGTATATTTGGCTGGTGAAAGAACTTTTGCACCTTGGACAATTTCAATTTATAATACTGAATCATTCTCTTTGAGAAATGCTTTTGAATCATGGAGTGAAATGATTAATGGTAATGCTTCAAATCAAGGCAAAACTTCTCCAAGTCAATACCAAGCAGATTTGGCGGTGATACAATACGATCGCAACAATTTGGCATTAAAGTCATATAAGTTTGTTGATGCATTTCCTTTGGACATAGGACCCATAGAAATGGAATTTAGCAAAAACAACGTCATTGAAAGTTTCCAAGTGACGTTCGCTTACCAGTACTGGGTAAGCAACACCACTGGGTCTTCTGGATTAGGGTTAGGTCTTTCAACCCCACTGGGAGTTTTCCAACTTTAATTTGAATATGATGTGGCTACTGGCTGGTAGCCACATCTAATCCTAGAACATCTTTTATATATAATTCAGTATATCCACTCTTCATAATTGGTTCACCAGTGTAACTAAATTCTTCATATAGTTTATGTAAACGAAATTCTTCGTTATATGCATCTTTACCATTTTCAAAATAAAGTTCTTGTATAATTATAGGGGTATATTCTTTAGATACTTTCATAGTTTGTATGCGGGTTTTAACTTTACTATTTGTAATTCCAATTTTATATAAATTTCCAAATTTTATGTAATATAAATATGCAGGTTTATTTGGATCAAAATGAGTTATAGCACAAGATGGACATCCTCTATTATTTAAATGATTATTAGCTTTTTGTTCAAATATACCATGTTCTTTACATATAATAGTAACCTTCAATCTACTCTTAATGTAGTTAGATAATGAATAATCGTATTTATCTCCATGAACTAACTTAGCTCTTTCTATAAATTGTTTATTATTTATTTCACATCTTTTTATAGTTTTTAAAGTTTTACATTTTTGACAACCCTGACCACTTAAATGGTTATGGGGTAATTGTTCAAATTCACCATGAATTCTACAAATTATAGTAACCTTATCTCTAGCGGTAATATAATTTACCAATGAATAATCAAACTTATCCCCATGCGCATTTATTGCACTATTTAAAAACTGTTCCGTTGTTAGTTTTACACTCATTTTCAATCACCAAATTTTTTAATATAAATACTATTATACACCTATTTATATAAATCTGTCAACCTTAATTAAAAGAGAGAATATTATGGCACGTAATAAATCAAGATTCAGCTCAAAAAATAAATCTTATGGGATAGACCTTGGTAATAGCCAAGAGGTAAAACCAGCTAGTCCTGTGCAAGGGATAAACGATGACGGTGCCTCCTATGCCTCTTCAATTTCAAGCTATTTCGGGGCAAGTTCTATCAACATGGATGGGAATGGTTCTTCTGATAGGGATTTGTTAAAACGCTATAGGACTATGGCCCAATATGAGGAGATAGACTTAGCAATTGATAATATTTGTAATGAGGCCATCGTATACGATTCTGCCATATATCCTGTCAATCTTAATCTCGACAAACTTCCTGTTTCGAAAACACTCAAAATGAAAATCTTTGAAGAGTTCAAAAATATTTTGAACCTCCTCGAATTTGATGAGAAAAGTTATACCATATTCCGTAGATGGTTTATTGATGGACGAATTTATTATAATATTATCGTAGACCCAAAAAATCCTCAAAATGGTATTATAGAATTGCGACCAATTGATGCGCTTTGTATGAAAAAGATGAAGGAGATACATAAAGAAAAAGATACAAATGGTGTAGAATTTGTTAGAGAAGTTGATGAATACTTTCTATATTCTCAACAAGGTTTTGTAGCAGGTAATCAAAATCCTGTAAATGCTTTGCAAGGGGTTAAATTTAATGTTGATGCAATTTTGACAGCCAATTCTGGTATTATTGATGAAACTACTAAACAAATTCTGAGTAATCTTCATAAGGCAATTCGCCCAGCAAATCAGTTAAGAATGTTGGAAGATGCTGTAGTAATATATAAGATCACTCGCGCACCAGAACGCAGAATATTTTATATTGATGTCGGAAACCTTCCAAAATTAAAGGCTGAAGAACATTTGCGAGATGTTATGAATCGGTACAGGAATAAAACTGTATATGATGCTGCAACTGGTGAAGTAAAAGATGATAAAAAATTCATGACAATGCTTGAAGATTATTGGATGCCGCGAAGGGAAGGTGGTCAGGGAACGAAAATAGACACCCTAGATGGTGCAAGTTCAGGTTTTACTGATATGATTGATGTAGGGTATTTTCAGACCAAATTGCTACATGCTTTAAATGTTCCAATGAGTAGATTACAAAGTCAAACTGGATTTAATATGGGAAGAAGTTCCGAAATATCCAGAGATGAAGTGTTATTTGGTAAATTCGTCCATAGGCTGCAAAAACGATTTTCATTCTTGTTCATGGATGCGCTACGTACCCAACTTGTTCTGAAAGGGTTGATTGCAGAAAGTGATTGGGATTACATTCGCAGAATGATAACAGTAACTTACGAAGCAGACTCGTACTTCGAAGAACTAAAGAACAATGAAATAATGGCTACTAGAATACAATCCGCAATGGCACTGGAGCCTTTCGTCGGAAAATATTATTCACATGATTATGTAAGAAAACACATATTCCTACAAACTGATGAAGATATTGAAGAACAAGATCAAATGATTGTTGCGGAATATTCAAATGAAATTTTGTATCCTCCGCAAGCAAGTTCCGATGAACTTTCTGGAGCACCAACCGATGATGCCCCAGGATCAGAACCAGACCCAAGTGGTGCAGGAACTGATAAAAGCAAAAGACCAAACGGTGATACCGGAAAAATTACACTTGCGGATATGGAGCACTCCATGAGTAAGCAGATGATCGCCGTTCAAAATGGTAAAGTATTGAATATTACTAAAAATGGCCGCATAATCGCACAGGTGAAACCTATAACATCTGAAAGTTTAAATGAAGGATATGATTCATTAAGATTGGCTAATATAGATAGTATAGAAAATCTTATAGAATGTATGGAATCCGATGAAATACTATCCTTAAGTAATAATGGCATTGCTGTTGCAACAATTGAGAAATATTAATATAAATATAGTTAGGGAGATACTACTAATACCTCCCAACTTAGCTACGGATACTAAGGTGTCCTATATAATACTATTTATACGGAGAATAAAATGAAAAAATGTTCAGTGTGTGGTATAGAAAAGAATAAAAGTGAATTTAGTAAACGCAAAACAAGTAAAGATGGGTTGCGTGGTAATTGTCGAAGTTGTGGAACAAAATATTATTATGAAAATAAACAAAAATATGATGAATATAGGGAAATACATAAGCAAGATATGCAGGACTATAACAAAGAGTATTGTATAAAGAATAAAGAAGCGTTAAATGAAGTTAGTAGAAATTATTATGCTACACATAAATCCGAAGCAAATGAATATGTTAAAAGACGAAAAGCAATAGACCCATTATTTAAATTAGCTGGCGATATTAGGAGTTTAATATGTATAACTATACGCAATGGAGGTTTCAAGAAATCATCTAAAGCATGTGATATATTAGGCTGTACCTTTTCAGAATTTTATTTCCACATAGAATCCCAATTCCAATTGGGTATGTCTTGGGAAAATCGTGCCGAATGGCATTTTGATCACATTTATCCAGTGTCAAGAGCCTTAAACGAAGAACATCTAATTGCTCTTAATCATTACACAAACTTCCAGCCGCTTTGGGCTGCTGATAATGTTCGCAAAGGTAATAAACTTCCAGAAAATATTTTATATAAATACTAGTATAACCATTATAAACGAGAGGAACTTAAAATGTCAGTAACAAAATCAACACCACTTCACATATTCATTAAAGAATTTCTTGAAGAATCTAAAGGTAAATATGCTAATAGGTCTAAACGTAAACTTATAGAACTGGCCAAGACCACCTACAAGCAAAATCAAATTGAAAAATCACTTCCAAAAAATGACGGTGGAACACAAAAAGATGTGGATGATATAAATAAAGCATATTCTCGTAGCAAGAAAGAAGGCGATGATCTAAAACAAGAAATCCAAAAAAGAAATTCTACTAAAAAAGTCAAAGAAGAAGTAGAACCCCTAGACGAAATTTCTCGCAAGACCCTCGGTAATTATGTAAAAGCTGCCTCCGACGAAATTCAAGACCAAGTAAGCGGAAGTTCATTTAAAAGTGGTAAGGCTGGAGATTTATACAATAAATCCGAAGATACTGCGAAAACCTCAAAAAGACGTAAAGGAGTTGAAACTGCCATGAATAAATTAACAAAAGAAGACCTCGACGAATCACTTCCAAAAAATGATACTGGAACACAAAAAGATGTGGATGATATAAACAAAGCATATTCTCGTAGTAAAAAAGAAGGTGATGATCTAAAACAAGAAATCCAAAAAAGAAATTCTACCAAAAAAGTAAAAGAAGACCTCGACGAAAAGGCTTCAGAAAAACAAGCGCAACATGTTGCTGACGCAATTCATAGCGTAAAGGATGCTGATCCAATTTCGAAGGAAAAGCATATGGCATACTTGAAAGACAATCTGCATCCAGATGATTATGCACATATCGAAAGACTTTTGAAAAATGAAGAATTTGAAGCATTGGATGAATTATCAAAAGAAACTTTACAATCATATGTGGGTAAAACATTAGATAAATCTACAAAAGGCTCTATGAAAGATGAAAAAATTATAGGCGTTGCAAGAGCAGCAAATAAGATTGCCAAGAAAATTAAAGCAGAAGAATTTGAAGAATTAGTTAATGCTGTATTAACATCCACCAATGAATCAGAAATAACTATTGCTTTAGACAATCTGTTTATGTTTGAGGGAAGTAAAGAAGATATTATGGCAAAAGGCTCTATATTTAAAGGACAAGGTGCATTAGGAGTCAATCAGAACACTGGTGTATTAGCTACACTAATGACACATAGCGTTGCTGATGCAATTGATAAGCTACTACCGAAACGGGCTGCTGAAAAAGAAAAAGCACGTATGGAAAAGAAATTTGGCGCAAGAGATGCTGCAAAATCTGCAAATGATGCTGTTAAGAAATATATGACAAGAAATGAAGATTTCTTCGAAGCTATTTCCGAGGACAAATTAGGCGATGCCAAAAACATTCTCGAAAGCATTTTCGCAGAAAAAGTTTCAAATCGTTTGAAAAGTTTGAAGGAAGAAGTTGCAATTGAATATGGTAAAGCAGAAGTATCCGAAGCAAGAAAAGATGCAGCAAGCCCATACCACAATACCTATAGAGAAGCATTAGAAGCAGGATATAAACATGCTGCAAGTAAAGGTTTTGATGTTCATGATGAAGACACAAGTACAACTCATGTAGACCCTAAACCAAGTACTGGCACAACTAAAAGTATGCATTTTAGATTATTGAAGAATGGCGTAGAGCATAAAAAACAACTTCATGTTCAAGTATATCGTAGAGAAGGTGGGAATAACTCTTCAAACTACGAAACAAACCATTACATTTCATAAGGAGAATAAAAATGGATGATATTTTTGAGGGTATAATTCCACCGATAGATTTTAAATTGAGTGAGTTAAAACCACTAATTAATAAAGATAAAATTAGTGGTAAAAGCATTAATCCATCGCAGCCAATTTTAGTTGGTAAGCATAAAGATGGTAGTTTATATGTATCAGATGGCAATCATAGGTATCACGAAGCGGTTGCTAGGGGGGATACTACCATAAAGGGATATCACGAACCAGAATCTGATAAACCATTAACAATAAAACAAGCATACAAAAAAGCCAGTGAGACTAATGAATCTATGAATGATATTTTTGCGAACATTGAATCAAATGATTTGGAAGCAGCACGAGAAGCTTTAAATGCTTCTCTTTCCGCCAAAGTTTCCGATAAATTAGACGCAATGAGAAAAGAAATTAGTGGTGTACTTACCAAAGAAGGACTTGATGAAACTTTCAAAAGGTATAAAGAACCAACTGATTTACAATTAGTTGATACTCATACTCATGGAAAAGTTCAAGCAAAAGTTTATAGTGGATATAATAGATACCATGTAAAAACGGTGGTAAATGGTAAGCATTACGATCATTTGGACTTTTCTTCTGATAATAAAGATGAAGCAACTGCGCATGGTAAAAAGCAACTTTCAAGAATAAATAATGAGGAAGTAATATCTTAATTATTCATATAAATAATAATAAACAAACTAAAGGAATAAAACCATGAGAAAATTAGTTACATTTATTTCGCCATCCGTAACAGATTTAACAGCCGATGCAATATCTCCTTCAACTGTACGGTTGGATTGGGTTTTACCAGTTGATAGTAAAGCAGTTGATTACTATAAAATATATAGAGATGGTGTACTAATTGGAACTTCTACAACAACAACATATGATGATACTACGGCTACAGCAGTACATAATTATACGTATGGAGTAATATCTGTAGTAAATTATAGGGTTGAATCGGCAATAGTTACTGTAGTAAATCATGCAATAGTACCAACTGTTCCAGTTCTAACAGTCACTGTTATTTCTGGAACCCAAATAAATTTATCATGGACTGTCGCAACAGTTTCTGGTGGTACTGTTGTTGCATACAAACTACGTAGAGATGGAGTTATAATTAATGGTTCTGCAAATGCACTATCATATATTAATACTGGATTAACTCAGAATACAAATTATTCTTATACAATATCATCAGTTGATGATATCGGTAACGAAAGTGCGCAATCCCTTCCAAAAACAGCAAAAACATTTGATGCTGCCCCACCTACAGTACCCACTGGATTAACAGCAACTGTAGTATCAACAACTCAAATTAATTTAAAATGGAATGCCTCATCCGACAATGTTGGTGTTACTGGTTATAAGTTATATAGAGGAGCAACATTAATAAATGGTTCTGGCAGTGCATTATTTTATAATGATACAGGGCTAACTCCAGGAACAGCATATTCATATACGGTATCTGCATTTGATGCACGTAATAATACAAGTGCAGCATCTGCTGCTGTAGTTGCAACAACAGATAATTTAATAGTTGGAAAAGATTATACAATGGGCGCTGGTGGCCTATCGCTAACATCATTAAAAAATTATTTAGGCAGGTCTATGGTATTAGCAAGAATTGGCGAAGGTGTATGGGGTAATTATGCTGATGATCTTCGTATGATTCAAAATGCCAAACCAAAATATCTTGAGCGTGTTCTGTTACCATTTGCAAATGAAAATTTGTGGGCTGGTTGGTTTACACATGCAAAAACTGTAATTGATGATATTCATAATATTGACCCCGATATTATATGTGGTGGTGGCTTGTTTGAATATGCAACCACTTTGGTTAACAATATTGCAATCCCGCCATATGTATTTACTGCATTTGGTGAAACCCCAGTAACACGTAATTTTGTTCATGCTAATATCGTAGAGGTAACAAATCCTATATATCCCACACTAGTTTCAAAAATTCCAAATATTGTAAAACCAGAAGCACAGAAATGGTATTATTATATTGGCACTCAACAAATTCTTGCTGGTATTGAGGGATTTAATTGTGGTGTAATTGACGCAATAACATATTACGATAGGCCACTCGGTTGGATTAATTATTTCAAAGTTTTGGGGATGCTACGCGACTATGCTGCAACATATGCGCGTAGAAAGTGGATATTATGCGGCGCGGGGGGTTCATATATTATTACTAGAGGTGGTAAATTATGTTTTGATTATGGTGGAGCAAATATGCATGCTCATGGTATAAGAGAAGTTGCAGGTGTCCCATATAATTGTACTCTGGGAACGGGAACTTCTGGATGGGCAAATAGCGGTACTGGAATAACACCTAGTGGTTGGACTGCTACCAATAGGCTACCGTATACCGTGTCAATTGATAATGGGTCTTCACCAAATCCAGGAGTTGCTGGAGTAAACAATTCATGGGGATGGGATGAAATTTCTTGGTTTACTAATTGCTCAAATTCATATAGAAACTATTGGTTGCCATATGCATATAACTATGCTAAATCTTTATGGGGTGGCGGTGTAGCGTTTTGCTCGATGCCAGGAAAAAGAGTAATAAACCCATATATTGGGGCAACACAGTTCTATTGTTGTAACACTTCTACAAATAATACGTTGGGATTTAATCAAGAAGAAACCATTAAAGCACTTTGGGCTGCACAGCCATAGATTAAATATTATGAAGAATTATTTAATATAAATAGTAGTATAGACACAATTTAAACAAGGAAATTATTTATGGCAATTATATTAGCGGAACTTAATGAATCTATTGAAAGTATTTTAGAGGCTACCGAATCTGGAGCAAAAAAATATGCTATACAAGGTATATTTATGCAATCTGAGGCAGTAAATAGAAATGGTAGAATCTATCCAAAACATTTAATGGAACGTGAAGTTAAACGATATATCGAAGAACGTGTGTCAAAAAACCAAGCGTTAGGTGAGTTGAATCATCCGTTAAATAGGGTAAATGTTGACCCAAGGGAAGCCTCACATCTCATTAAAGAATTACGATTTGTTGGTGATGATGTTGTAGGTATTGCAAAAATTTTAGATACTCCAACAGGAAAAATTGTTAAAGCTCTTATGGATGAAAACGTTTCTTTTGGTGTAAGTTCACGCGCATTAGGAAGTCTTAAAAAGCGTCACGATGGTGTTAATGAAGTTTGTGATGATTTTTCATTAAGAACGATTGATATAGTTTCAGACCCAAGCGCAAAAGATGCGTGGGTAACAGCATTACAAGAATCCAGAGAATGGGTTATGGTAAATGGGATTTGGACTGAGCAACACATGGAAGAAACTCAAAATACCATTCGCAAAGCATCAACGAAAGAACTGAATGAAATTATTTTAAGAGAATTTACTAAATTTATAAAAACATTATAAGAGGATATTATGGCTAAGACTTATACAGCAGCAGCAATCGGTGTAGCTTTTGCATCAAACAAATCATTATTGGGGTTATTTAATGCTCATGCTTCAAGAAAGGTAAAACTTTATCGCGCATGGCAATTAAATAATCAAACAACTGGTGTAACTGGTGTACTATCTTCATGTACATTACGTAAAATAAATGCACTTTCTGGTGGTACTGCAATTACTTCAGTTGCACATGACACTGGTAATGCAACTGTAGATTTAACATCTGTAACATGTTCAACTGGTGGAACTTTTACAAATACTGCCGAAATTCAATTGCGTGTTTGGATGTGGAGTACTGATGAACCAGCAGTATCTTCTGCAACATCTGATGAATTTCAATGTATTGTGCCTTTGATGTGCATATGGGATTCAACAGGAGATTCTAATATCGAACCAGTGGTTTTAAATACTACTGAGGGTGTTCATATATTACAACCTGGATCAAACGCTGTTGGCATTAGTGATTTATTTTTTGAATTTACGGTTAGCTAAATGAAAGATACTAGAACAGTATTAGATAATATAAGAGCAAAAATTCCAGGCGATGCAAAGCTATTGGTTGCGTATATTGATAATAATGGAATTTTAAGATGTGCTCAAGCAAATTCCACACAATCGGATATATTATCAATAGCAAATACATTATATAGTAATGCAATGAGTGAATCTTTACTAAGATGAAACGTCAATATAGAATTTCTACTTCTAGCAATTGGGTAAGTAATTATGGATATGCATTCATGGTTATTATGAATACATCCGGTTCTGGTAAAAAATTAACTTTTAGATCAATGGAAGTACAAGTTCAATCAACAAATAATGGTAGTGCTGTATTGGGTAATGCTACAGCTTCTTTATATCAATGCTCCGCTCCAATTAGTGGTGAAGATATGGTAAAATGCTCAGTAGAGCTAGACAGTAGTTCTACTATACCATCAACAGTTGTTGTTCGTAGAAATTCAATAGCAAGTAGTTATGCTAGTATAATTAAGAGAGTTAGTTTATCGCGTAGAAGTGGTGCAGCTGGTACACAAAATACACAATTGTTTGGTTCTGATACACAATTTGGATACAGGCGTAGCGGTGGGGCATATAGGTCTAGCACAGGTGCAACAAACTCTACAATAGAACCAATAATTATCCCAAATGGTTCTGCATATGTAATGGTAGTAGATCAAAATGTTGCCGTTCCATTTAATAGTCATGTTAGGGTAAATATAGTTGCATCTATAAATAATAAAACAGTAATATGGGATTTTGCTTCCCCTATTATTTGTGGATTGGGAATTTTTTCTATTGAAAACACAGGTAGCAATACTGTAAAAATATTAAATTATAGTTTTGCCGAATTTGGTACAAATGATACCCCAACCATAAGAATGGTTCCAGTTGGACAATTATATTCTGGGGATATTGCAGATACTAGTAAACAACAAGTAGCCATAACAAAAATGGATACCAGTTACCCAACATTAACTTCATCTACATTATCACTTTATTCTGATATTGGATTTATTCCATATGGTG